GGACATCCACTGATGGCAGCAACTTCATTCCGACACGTTCTCGCAATAACGAAACCGGTTTGTTTTTCTGTTTGAACGTGTTCAGTTTGATATCGCCAGTCGCCAGACGCTCTTCCTGAATTTTCCAGTATCGGTCGAGCCATGTTGATACCGTGATCGCCTTACCTTTACTGGTGGCGATCCTGTCGCTGATCGCCAGAATTTGCCGGGTCCTCTGTTCTGCCAGGCGCTCGTTTGCTTCCGTGGCGATCGCTACAGCTTCGGCCTCATCAGTGCCTAACGCATGGAATTTGCCAGTGATTGGATGTTTGTAACGCCAGTAAACCTTATTCACCTTCCTGCTGTAGAGGGGGTAAAGGTTCGGAACAGATACATTGTTTTTACGTGGTCTGGCAGCCATCGTTCAAAATCCTTTGCAGCAATATGGAGTCGTTCTTCTTAACTACCGGCGCGGTCAGTTCACCTACCAGTTCAGCATCTTCACGAACACGCCATAAGCGGCCCTGCTTCATTGCTGGTGGAGAGAACTGATTCTGTTTTGCATATCGTCGAAGTGTCGACAAGCTTGGAGGGTTGCTTCTGTATTTTTCAGCGGCCCACTCTTCAAGAGTTAACATCTGGATCATATGCTTTACCTCATAATGGCCCAGAAACGGGCCATTGGCTGAAAAACTGAAATCAGATTGCTGTCAGGCGCTGCCAGATAGCTGATACGTATTTGACCTGGTGGCGGGCGTCGGCCAGGGCATTATGCTGATCGCCTTCAAAAGGGATGTCGTAGCGCGAGTTCAGCCCAACAGCTTTGCCCAGTTCGACAACAGTACGAACATCCCGATAGTTCCAGTGCGGGATCGGGAAGGGCGTGTCGGCCAGTTCGAAAGCTGCTTCCAGAAGTGGGCAATCGAAAGAGCTACCATTCCCCCAGAGCTGCACATTCTTCGAGTCGTTAGCCGCGTTTTCAGCAATGAAGTCGAGGAATTGCTCCAACGCTTCCACCAGGCCGACCGTATCATCCACCACGATTGCAGATCGTGCTTCCGGCGATTGCTTCAACCACCAGAGGATGGTGCTGGCATCTGGCCTGGCCCCGAATGACATCGACGATTCCAAGCTAATCACCTGATAGTATTCAGCACCGGTTTTCCCGCTGGCCGGGTCAAAGAATACTGCCCCCACAGAAACGAGCGGCGCGCCCGGTTTTTTACCCATTGTCTCGAGATCCACCATCAGGTGCGTGAACATGGTTTCCGATTTTGAGGTATCTGCCCCCAGTGCCTCCAGTTCCTCTTTCAGGCCCCCCTCCATTACCGCATAGGTTGCATCGCCAGCCACGGCACCACAGTCAGGGCAACCGCCGCCACCTTCGGTACCACAGCCAGTGCAGATGGTTCCCGCTACGGCATCTGTTTGCGCAGCAGCTGCATCAGCGCCTTCGTCTGGTGAAACCGCATCACTATTTTCTCCTTCCGCCGGGTTAGTCTCTTCCATCTGCACATCGCTGGTGGTCTCCTCATTAACCGGTGAACGGTCATCATTTTCTGTTTGTTTTTCGTTCATCAGGCCTTCGATGGAGAACATGCCGCCGCCGAGGTTCGCGACCTGCGGCTGACTGGCTAACTCTGCTTTTTCCGCTTCAATCTTCTCGTTAATTTCTTTTTCCCAGCCAACCTCTGGGGTGTGGCGAGCCGCCGCCAGCACTTCCGCTGTAGGATTCTCGTGGTCGGTTTCGGTCAGGTTTGCGTGGATGTGTCCGCGAATATGCTTAGGCTCGAAATGAATCCCTTTAAAAGCGCTACGGATCAGCGCAAAAATTGCAGCGCGGGAGTAATCCAGAATACCGGGCGTTGCGCGCAAAGCTTCAGACCATTCTTTAAACGGACTGTCATTCGCAGCGACGATAGCCTTCGCCTGGCGGAAAACATCACTTGGAATGTCGTAAATATTGAAATCTGCTGACAGCGTTGCCAACGCAATCTCAGTATCGAGCCCGTCAAAGTCGGGTTTGTAGTTAGGGTTGCGATCGGTTTTTCCGCCGCCGCCCGGCTGTGCTGCTGGCACCTCAGGTTCAGCAGCTGGCGCAGGCAGCGGCAGCAACTCAGTTGCAGCATTGAATTCAGCTGTCATCGTCTGGTTAACGAACTCCAGATGCGCAACCGGGTTCAGGTGGATATCCTCCGGCGCGATGCGCACCAGGTTGAAGATCGCCGCGCGGTTCACTGCCAGAACGCCAGGCTGGTTGCGCAGGATCTTGCTCCACGATTTCCACGGCTCTTCTTTGTTCGCGATAATCTCTTTGGCGCGGCGCGCAATGCTGCCCGGGATTTCACGATGGTTGAAGTCCATCGGCAGCAGGGCGCAGGCGATTTCCAGATCAAGGGTGTCCAGGGTATGTTGTGTGTCAGCGCCGCGGTCGGTTACGTATCCAACATCAGCATTGGTCCCTGAGTCAGTGCGCTGCACGAGGTTAATGCGATTGCCGGCGGCCCACTCTCGCGTCAGGATCCCGCGGTCAATGTGTCCGGTGTTGAACCACGCTTTGAAGAACTGGATGACGACAGACAGCTCTGTGCGTTTTCCATCAACTGGGAAGATGGTTTTCAGAGCACTGACCACTTTCCAGATGTCGGGCTCATGTGCTTTCTTGAAGCCCTCAACATTTTCGGCGGCCAGAATAAGGTTCTGCACGTAGCTGTTGTCCACATCCAGCTCAAGCTCCAGTATGGCCTTCTTCTGCTCTTCGTCGACGTGGTAGAGATAATGTTTGTCCGCGATGAACTGCGCCAGAAGACGCTGACGGAAAGGCAGGGTGGCGACGGTCGTCAATACCGGAAGTTTGCGCTCGCGGAACTCTCTTACCGCATCACAAACCGTTTCGGTACCATCTGCATCAACAATGCTTTCGCCAGTTTCGATATCCACGCTATCGACGATAGTGGTGTCGGTACCCTCAACAACTTTTCCGTCTGGATGAGGTTGCTGCGCAGTGCCGGCAATCACATTCCAGGTTCGCTGGTCGTCAGCCAGTTCGTAGCATTTGCACCAGGTGTAATCAATCACGCCTTCTTCAGGTAGATCGTCAACAACAGGCATGTCGGTACGAACAGGCTTGGCGTAGTCCTTACCGCGGCCAGTTTCGATACCTACATCTTCCAGCGCGACGTCCAGCTGCAGCGCAGCGCGTGACGCCGTATTGGCACTGAACCAGATAACACCGTCAGGTTTGCCGGATTTCTGAGTCGCCTTAATATGATAAAAAAATTCCATGGTGGAGCCTCGTTTGGGTGTAAGATACCCAACAGCTAATGAGCGCTGCTTAGGTAGTGGTCATTGGTCAAAACTCGATTCCGGAAAGCTTTGGTCGGCTGACCGGGTACTGAACCCGCCTTGCGCGGGTTTTGTGCTTATTGGGCGCTGGGCTTGTTCGCCAGCTGAGAGATAAGCACTCCGTCAAGTGCAACAAGAACCGGGTCGAACGTGGTATTCGACGGGATCTTGCTGACTGCGCGGATGACTACTGAAACTGAGATATCACCTTCACGAAGGCTATATCCGCCGCCCGGTCCTCTGTGTGAGGTGACCAGCTTGCCGCTGCGCAGCCGCTTAAAAATTTGCTCCAGGTAGGAAACTGAGAGCTTCGATTCTTTACTCAGTGTGGCGAGGGGTACTGGCTTGCCGCAGTAGATTCTTTCCAGAACCGCAACAGCCTGTACAGATGCCATCACTCGTTTCATTCCAAATTCCATAATGGATCCCTTCAGGGCCAGTCAGGCCATTGGTCAAAACTCGATTAAAAATGTAACGCTGGCTGTTGGTCGTCAGCCGGTTTGTACGGGTAACACTGTCCTTTAACGTGCTGCTCTGCGGCAGCTGCTTCACAAACCGCCTCGGTCTTATAAACCCCGAGCATGATGTCTGAGCATTCCCCGGTGAGGGCGCAGACGTTAACGATTAAGGCGAAAAGCGAGTTCATGCGTTGAGCTCTGGATTGCCTTTTTGCGCCATGAAGTAGCAGAACTTGCGGATCAGGACTTCAACAATGTTGAGGCGAATAGCCTGCTGTTTAACGGGATTACGTGCGTAGTCGATCATGGTTATCTCCTGTTTAATTTTGCCTGTCGTATCGCGGCCCTAACTTCAGTGCTATTGTGGTAATTCCCATACTGTAACGAGGGAATTAACTGTGGAAAAAGAAGAGAAGGTCTTGTATTTAACTCGCCTGGCGGTTGATACATATAACTCCCACCGTTCTGCTCAAATCTCATCCGGTCGAAATCTTTCAGACCAACACGATCCTGTTGAAGAGATTGAAAAACTCTATGTAAAATTCGAAGTCTTTCTTAACCAGAAGCTCGCAGAAGACGAATGGAAATAGGGTTATATGCTTTCCAGCCAGACCCATTTCTCCAGAGTGAGCCTTTGCAATGTGCATAAAGCTCACTCTTTCTGATGTCCATGTAATCCACAATTCTTACTCCTATATCAGCCTGTAACGCTGGCAAGCGGAACGGTACTATCTGCTGCGCATTGTTTGTATGTGCTTTGCTGGTGCCCCAGCTGCGGTGGTCAGTCGCTTCTCCGCCTGAAAAACTCGATAAACTCAGCAAATAGCTGGTTCACCGCAAAGCACATTCTCTGGTCATCTCATCCGGTGTTTCGTATGCCGCCGACAGCTACTACGTGGGCGTCCTGCCTGGATGACGTGTTGGGATAGGAGAATTATTATCGAAGTAATCGATAATAGTCAAATTAAATTGATAGGTAGGGACGTAAAAAAGCGGTAGGTCAGAATTAGCCTACTACAGCGGAACAGAGGAGCGTTGAAGGATTACTTAGCTGGAGGGATCAGATTTCTTTTTTGTAAATAAGAGGTTGCGAAATCATCAAGTTCCTTAAGGCGAAGCTCTATCATCCTGATTATTTTTTCTTTTTCATCGTCGGTTGGAAGTTCTTCAAAAACCTCGAGAAGTTTGGATTGCAACTCAGTCGCCGGTTTAAGTGAAGGCTTTGGCGCCCATGGATCAAGGTCCTCTTTAGGCTCGTTATCTTCCATAAAGAACCATGAAAGCGGATACCCCGTTGCAGCGGGAAGGCGGTTTAAAATTTCAGAGCGAGGCAATATGTCGGAGTTACACCAACCATTAACAGATTGAGCTTTAACGCCAAGCCTGCGTGCCAGCTCAGATTGGGACATCCCGAGATCATTAATCGCTTTTTGTAATCTCTTTCCGAAGTTCATCTCTTTATCCATTCAGATACTTAAAAACAATTATACAGATTTTTTCTGTAGTCTCTCTTATCGAAATAATTTGACGTTATCGATTAAATTTGATTTATTAGCCTTCATCGATACCAACAGAGATGAACCAATGAAGACATCAATTCAAAAAAAGCTCTTAAGCGTCTGCAGCCAGGCTGAACTTGGGCGCCGGATGAAGAGAAGGGCCCAGACAGTAAACGGCTGGTTTAAAAATAAAATCCCTGGAGAACTGGTTCTCAAAGTGAGCGAGGTAGTGGATTTCAAAGTAACTCCTCACGAGTTGCGCCCTGATCTGTATCCAAACCCCACCGATGGTTTACCTCAAAAGGATGCCTGACCATGCACTCGGTAACTTTTCAACATATTAACCAGCAGAATGCCGCTCCGCTGAAATCGAAAAATCATTATGAACCTCGCCGCAGAGACAACTTACGACGCCAGTCTATCTTGGCAGCTGTTCGTGAATGGGAGCTCACTCTTCCCGGGCAGGCGCAGGACGTTATTACGCAGCTGGTGGCCGAACAGTGGGCCCGGGAGGGTGGCAGAGGGATAACAGTGAACAAGCAGAACCTCTATCGCTACCTGAAAAACGAAACCAACTCCAGCAAGTACACGGCTCACGTCATGCAGCTCGCAAACGCGATCGGTTTGGCAATGCCCATTGAGATCGCCAGAAAGCATGGCCTTCGACAGGGTAAAACCGATACTGAGCTGGTGGCCGATGCAATAAAAGAGACCGGCGAGCATCACCAGGCAAAGTTGCTGGGCCTGCCGAACGCGAAGCAAGCGAAGGAGGGTTTTGAAAACCTACTTGCCAACGCTGCATTGTTACCCGGAGAGCTTGCCGGCGTGATGATCGCCCACCTTCAGGCCCTGGCTCCACTTTTTACGTAATCGAGTTTTGACCAATGACCACCAGCTCGGCTGGTAATACGAGGATTTAGATGGCCCGTATCAGAACAGTGAAACCTGAATACTGGACAGATGAAAAGGTGGTGGAGTGTTCAATTCCAGCACGCTTACTGTTCATCGGGTTGTTCAATTTCGCTAATGACCTGGGCTGCCTGGAACGATCACCAAAGCGCATCAAGATGCAGATATTCCCGGCAGACAGTATCGACTGTGAGCCGCTCATCTGTGAGCTGATCACTCATGGATTACTCATTGAGTATTCAGTGAGTGGTAGCGATTACCTGTGCATTAAGGGCTTTTCCAAGCATCAGAAAATTAATCGTCCTTCAGCCACAAAAATACCCTCGCCACTCTCACTCACTGAGGCCGAAGTGAAAAACGAGGGTGGAATCAGTGAGGGCTCAGTGAGCCCTCATGGAGTTATCAATGATGGCTCACTGACGGATACGGATACGGATACGGATACGGAAGGGAAAGGAATAAACCCCTCTCTTAGCGAGCGCGAAGCAAAAAGTCCGGTTCAGCCTCATCAGGACGAACCTCAAAAGTCGAGATATCTCGAAGGGCTGGATGAGCCGATCGGTAAGTTCACCATGACCAGCGCATGGCTGCCATCCAGAGATTTTCGCCAGCGTGCTGCGATGTGGGGGATTGCATTGCCTGAACCTGTTTACCTCCCGACAGAGCTCGCAGAGTTCGCGTCGTACTGGGAATCCGAAGGGAAAGTATTCACGCAGGTCCAGTGGGAACAGAAATTCGCACGGCACATCGTGCTGGTGAGATCCAAAAAACAACCGGAAACCGGAGGTAAGGACAATGCAGGAGTTCGGGGAGAGCCGACAGCATCCAGGGCTGTTCAGCAGATTCAGTCAGCCCACGCAGAGTGGAGACGTCGCAATGGACTTGATGGCAACGGAAACGGCGTGGCGCCTGTGGCAGGTCATGGGGGAAATATTCTCGAACCGTTGGACGCAGAAGAATGGGGCCGAGCCTTCGGCGCTCTGGATAGCCCAGATCGGCTCGATGAGTGAACAGCAAATCAGTCTGGTTTGCCAACAGTGCATGGAGCGCTGCGCAGCAGGAAACACATGGCCGCCTGATCTTGCTGAGTTTGTATCGCTCGTTTCAGAGAGCGGCGCCAACCACTTTGGCCTGACGTCCGACAGTGTCATGGGTGAGTATCGCCGCTGGCGTAACGAGTCCTACCGATACTCAGGTAGCGATAAATATCCATGGCCGCAGCCAGTGCTGTACCACATCTGCATCGAGATGCGCAGAACGGGCGTGGAGCGGCAGATGACAGAGGGGGAACTGAAAAAACTGGCAGAGAAGCTGTTAACGAAATGGAGTAAGCATGTCAGTAACGGCCTGTCGGTACCGCCGATTCGCCGCCAGCTTGCAGCACCGCAGCACCCGGCAGGGCCAACTCCGGCGCAGCTGCTGATGGAAGAGTACAAACGCCGCAAAGCGGCAGGTTTAACCAACTAAATCGAGTGATGACCAATGACCAAAGCATTAACCCAGAAAGACCAAGTGGCGATTTTTGTGCGCTACCAGCCGAACTGCGCCGTCGGCGACGTTTCCGAAGCGCTGGATATGTCAGGTGCAACAGCAGGCAAACTGCTTCGCGAGCTGAGTGACGATGGGGTGATCACCCGATCCCGCAACATCGTTCAGTACACCTACACGGCGGTGCCGCATGCCGATATTCCGGATGTGATCCTTCCGTGCATGGAGGAAAAAAGCGACCCGATCAA